ATCTTGCTTTCATAGCAAAGATTAATCCTGTTGGGCCAGTCATTGGTTGAACTCCGCAAATGTCGTATGCAACGAGATTTGGCATAGCACGTCTAACTAGTGAGATCAAAATGGGATCCCAGTTAGATATGCCTGTTCCTGTAGCATTTAAAGGTGCTGCTTCTTGCAAGTTTTGCTCTTGTAAAGCTTTTTCTTGGTTCTCAAGAATAACAGCAGTAACAGCACGTTTGTAGTTGTCTTCGATCTTTGGAAGGTCGGAGTGTTCTAGAATCGGTTGCCACTTATCTTGTAAGTTTTCTGATAAAAACATTTTATTTTTCCTTTAAATTAAAACTTAACCTAGTGGTTGAAGTTTTTTGATTGCTTGAGTATATCTAGTCATTGATGAGTCTAACACAACTTCAGATTTTTCAACCTCAAATTCGTTAGCACCTTCTACTACTAGAGTCTCTTCAGTTATCTTTTCACCTTCAGCAGGGAAGTACGCATTCTTTACTTCAGAAATTTTCTCAGCGAAATCTTCTTCAGTTTTGTACTCAACACCTTCTGCAAGTGAGGATAACTTCTCTTTTTGTGAATCAGTCAAGTCTTTCGACGCTTCTGATATCACATTACTTCTCTTAAGAGTTTCTAATTCTTCAACGATGTCCATATTTCTAGAGACCTCACTGTCGAGTTTAGATTCCATCTCATCGAGACGATTTGCGAGTTCATCGATAACATCGTACTTATCTTCAGGAACGTCAACATAATGTTCTACGAACAATGTTTTTAATCCTTCAATAAATCCTTCTGTCATTTCTGACCTCAAACCACGTTCAATTGCAAGTTCGTTTTCTTTCGTCCACTCTTCTGCACAATATGTTAAGTACTTGTCTACACCTTCCGCAAGGTCAGCTTTAACAGTCTCAACTGTGGTTTTTAATTCTGCCTGATACTGAGTATCAAGGTTTTCTTTAATTTCTGCAACTTTTGAAGTCACTGCAGCTTTAAATATTGTTTTTGCTTTTTCAGCATTTTCTTCTGTAAGTTCTAATGCTTCTGATATTGCTGATAGGTCGTCATCTATTTCAATTTCAACAAGAGAAGACTCTAAGTCTGCAGTTAATTCTTCTTCGATTGAATCTTCCTTAACTTCTTCTTTATCTTCTTCTTTCTTAAAACCTTCTAGAACTTTAGCAACTGCTTCTTCGTCCATAGACTTTAAAGACTCTACTACTTTTCTTGCTGTTTCAGCTTTAGTCAAACTTTCGTCAACCTCTTCTTCTGATACTGTTCCCAGTACAGATGAGATTTCTTCCTTAGTCATTTCCTTCATGTTGTTGACGATAGCTTTAATAGATTCCATCTTAGTAGATTTGACTTCGTCTTTTTTAGACTCTTTCTCATCTTCTTTTAACTTCTCTGCTTTTTCAGCTTTTCCAGCATTTTTCTTCTGAGAATCACCTTCGTTTGAAGGTGCAGTCTCAGCTTTCTTGATAGATGCTACTGCTTTGTCAACAGGATTTTCTTCAGGTTTGACGACTTCAACTTTTCCAGTACCGATAGATGCTGCATCAGATGAACCTTGTTTGACTGGTTTACTATCACCTTTTTCTGACTTAGAATCAGGTTGAACACCTTCTTCCATAGTCTCAACTACTTCCGTAGTTTCTAGGTTATTTTCTAACTCTGCCATTTTTTTCTCCTGTTTTAGATTATATTTAATCTATTCTATTTTATTTATATGTTATAGACTCTCAACGAACCTTTTCCATAGATTTAACTTAGTTTCTTCTAACTTATTTAGTCGTGTAGATTTAAGGGTTCTTTGGAAGTCTTCTGCTTGAACGGCAGTTAACACCCCATTTGTTCCCATTATCCACTCAACCCCTTCCATTATACCTTCGACAAATGCCTCAGGAGCGGATGGGTCAGCGACTATGTCACCTGCAGTTGCAAGTTGAAAATCGCCTTTAACATATTGTGCATTACCTTTTTGTTCTAGTGAACCTAGACCTCTAGATGATACACCTAATTTCGCACCATCATTGATAAGAGCTTTTACAATCTCACCATTGGGGGTACTTAAAATCTTTGCTTTACCAACATAGTTTGACCCTTCTAGAGTCAATGATTGGATAAGATGTGATACTTTGTCGAGATTGATGGTTGGCCCTTCAGGGTGTCCCAACTCACCGAAAGCACGTTGCTTCTCAACGAACTCTTTGACGTAACGACCTACTTCTTTCTCCATAATTTCTTTTGGATAGACTCTACCGTTACGGTTTTTGATGTCTGCTTGCATAAAGACACCTTCAATGAAGTAATCCTTCTTACCGTTTGTTGATTCGGTAATGATCGGTGCAATATTCTCGTTAAACTCTGCTATTAATTTCATTAATGATTTCCTCTATTGTGACACCTTCTTCAGCCATTTGTTGCATGACCTGTTTGATGTCCTTAAATTCTTTTTCTGCAGCAGCCAAATCCTTATATGGCGAACCACCTGTAAAGTCCGAACCGTTCACGAATACGGACACTCTGCCTTTTGCAGTAGTGTAAGTGATAGTCGTTGGTTTACCACCAACTTTAACAATATCAGTCTTGAGTTCTTTATGACCACTAGGTAGTTTCACCTTAGCCTCATTAAGTTCTCTAGAAATCCGCACGAAACTCTTCATTACATTCCTTGTGGTTCTGTTGTAGTTGACATCCAGTCAACCTGTAAACCGACACGTTTCATGTCTACTGTCTCGGCTGCTTTCTCTTTAATGCCTTGATCAATTTGATCTTTTGCATCACTAAGATTTCCTGCTTCGATACTATTTACAATTTCTTTTGCTATTTCACTACTCATCATTTACTCCTAATACTGTGAGAATCCACCATCATCTTCGTCTCCACCAACTCCTGCCTCTTTCTCGGTAGAAATTTGTTTATCAATGGTCTCAATCTCTTCTTCTGTTTGTCGTAGTATATATTTTCTAACATATTCTTGTGAGAAATATTTACCAACATATTCTGATACATTTTGAAGTGCATCTAATCTTTCCTTAAAAATTTCCTGTTCCTTCAACTCAGTGAAGTGGTTATCTGCAGTAAAATCATACTGGATAAAATCTTTAATCTTGTCAAACTCTTCAGCATTTGCAATTTCTTTTAAGATAATCTGAGTTCTCAAGATATCTGTAAATACTCTAGCAAACTTCTTCTGAAGTCTGTTTGTGAACTTGTTGAACTTCAACTCGTCCCTATTAATCTCTGAAGACCTGCCCATGTTGAAACCATTATCTGATTCCATCCTAGACGATGGTACATTAAGAGACTGGTATAACTTCTTCTTGAAGTACTCTACATCATCTATCTCTGCAAGGTTTTGTCCGCCTGGCAATGTAGATATCTCTGTTCCTCTACCACCTTCTCTTCTTGGTAACCAAAAATCTTCCAACATACTCATATGTTTTCTATCATCTTTGATTTCACCTGTATCTGCATTGTAAATAAGTTTATTTCTGTACTTATTCATTGTCTCTGAAAGATACTGTTCGGCCTTTGCCTTAGGTAAATTACCAACATCAATATAAAAAATTCTTCTTTCGGGAGCTCTAGACAATCTATAGATTACTAGTGCATCTTCCATCATCGATAACTGATTTGCAGTCTTCAATGCCTTGTGCATATATCCGATTACTGCATTTTTGTTATAATCTAACAATCCCGAAGTAGTATAACATACTGCCTCAGGGGCAATTCTAAGAGTTGCACCTTCTGAGGCACTAGTCTTATCAAAACCTTTATCATTGAAGACATAAAATTCTTCAATTTTTTTAATTCTTGTTACGCCGTCCTTACCTTTCTCTTCTTCAACATTTCTGACCTTCTTAATCTTCAAGGGGTCAACGTTCCTAATATCAACAATACCAAGTTTAGGGCGTTTACTGTCAACGACCTTATGGAAGTAAATTCTTCCATCAACGTACCATTTTCTGAATAATTCATGAGAGTTCTGATTGAACTTCATTAGTGATAGAATGTTAGTAAACTCGTCTTGTATCTTCTTTCTGATACTATCAGAGAGTTTAACATCTCTGAGGTCGAGTGTGACTATCCTATCAGAACTATCCGATGTGATACACTCATTGATAATGTCTTCGATCGCCGAGTCACATTCAGGGACTAGCGATGTCTCTCGGTATTTTCGAATGAGTTCAATCTCACTCTTGATACCACCTTCCATATCGACATAGGAGCCATAGGCTCCACCCGATATAAACCCACCTGCTTGTTGTGAGATGACTGGTGTACCGTCATCATCAACTGGTGGAACAAACGACTGTCCTTTGTTGATAGTCGTTGCACGTAGCTCGTCTTTTTTACGAGCGATTTCAAATCCGAATATTTCCATACTATTATTTATAACACCTATAAAGTGCTAATTTCACTGTTATTCTACTTAGACTGTTCTTTCCCAGTGAGAAAAAGCAAATGTCACATCAAAATCTTCTAATGCATCACCACTGTCGTAAGACAGTTCGATAGCACCAATTTCGGATGGGAACATATTAAAAAACTCATATCTCGCTAGAACAGAATCATCTTTACCTAATTGTTCAATATAGGCACGACTTAAGAGGTAATCGGTTGTTGTTGAACCGTCTGAAGTACCAAATCCTTGTATCTCTTCCTGCCATGCTTCTAGAGCAGTTCTTGCAGAAAATTCTACGTCATTGATGATCTTCACTGTCCAGTCAGCAAAGGTTCTATCCCCAGCAAGTTTAAGAGTTTGACCTCTAAACTTAACTGGAGTTATTTCTATTGTTGCAGCTGGTATTTGAGCACCACTTGCTAAAAATTCAATCTTGTTTCCTGCACGAGGTAGGAAAACTCTGAATCTGTTTGCACGTGGGCCACCACCTACTAGTTGTGCTTTAAATTGGTCTATTGTTGCCATGTTTTATACTCCTTAAACTGCACTATAAATTTCAGAAAACTCGACACCACTTCTGGCAGCGACAAAGTTCAATGTAATGAAGTTAATAGATCGAGCAGGTTTGACAAAAATTGAACATACGAACTCGTTTCTATCGATAACGGAGTCTGTGTTGTTAGTGTCGTCACATATTACTGAATAATCTACTAAACCTCTTCTGTTTTTAACATCTCTTAGGAAAGGTTCAATTGCACTTCTAAACTGAGCTCTTGTGAAAGCATCGTTAAATTCGAACAATTGTGCTTTAGCAGCGACTGCTATTGCTTTCTCTAAGACTATGAACAATCTCCTCACATTAATTCTATCAAATGCTGATGGAGAACTTAATGCAGTTTTGTCACCGTACAACAATGTACCTTGGCCTGGGAAGGTAACCACTGGGTTAACTCTGGCTCTGTATAGGTCATCTCTAGATGCTTGTTTCGGATTGAAAGCAAGTTTAGTGATACCTAAGTATTGTCCTCTTGAGAATCCAGCAGGTGAAACCCATGAATCTCTAGTAAGGTCTGATCTTGCCATAATACCAGCAGTGTGTCCGTTTGCAGGAACCCATCTGTATGTATCGTGGAATCTATCGTACTGGTATACCCAACCACTGTCAATTACTGCATAAGAACTTGACGTTGCTGTATCGGCAGTTAATTTAACATTGGATGATTGAGTTGACTCACTTGAAACACCAACGACATCTGAATATCTAGGTGATAAGATAACCATGCAATCTTTTCTTGCTTCTGCAAGAAGAATTGCTTGATTAGCAAGTGTTGTCCAATCTGCACGTGTATCTTGTTCTGCAGACCCACTCCAAGTTCTTGTGGAACCTACGATTAAGAATGAGATGTCGATTGTTTCTGCATCCCCGAAATGAGTTGTCCAGTCACCGTGTTTTTGACCAGCAGTACTGATACTTCCATCTACACCACCAGTTAATGATATTGCCCATGGTGCTGTCGGCCCTGTAAAGGGGTCTGCAACGGAAGTTGCAAGTGTTCTATCTTCTGCAGCGGTTAAATCTGTTGCAGTGTTGTGTCCTGACCAGTATACGTATTTTGACTGTGTAGCAATTACATCTTTATAGTAGAGTGAACTACCTTCAGGTGTTTTTGCATCCGAAGCCATTGAAGAGAATCCAAATGATTCTAGTACTGTTCCAGCGGCTCCTGTGAAAGCACCATCTTCGTCTATAACTACGATATGAATTTCATCAGCAGTTGCACCAGCGAGGGCTGCACCACTTGAAATGCCTGGAGCTTTGTTGAATAGTGAATGGTGTTCCCATTTTCTATTGATCGCAGTTCCACTTGCAACTTCAGTGACTATACCAGTATTTGCTGGTTGACCTAATGACTTAACGGTTAGATCGTTGCTAGCAATACCTGTTACTTTGTATTCTTGTGTCTGTCCAGCGAAGGTTATAACATCTCCGACTTGGAAAGCTGCACCTGAAACAACAGCAATAATTGTTTGTCCAATTGCCTCGGTTCCACTAGTAGTTGATGCACTAGTTGAAGAGTAAGCAGATGCACTAGCACAATGAGAAACTTTAATTGAATTTCCCAAAACGCCAGGATATCTTGATACCCATTGACCGACTGTGCCGTTTAAAGCACCCGATTTGTAAGAATTTACGTAGTCTTCGTTATTTTTCAATAATGAAGTAGCGTCACCTGAGTGGTTTGCACTACGCATTAATGAGGCAGTTGACCCCGATCTTACGATTCTTAGTGTAGAACCATATTTTAAGAAAGATTCTGCAGTATAGAAGTCTTCAGCTGCTGATGTTGAATTAGCAGGAGACGAAAAATTATCTACCAAACCCTTTGCATCGGAAACTGTGATTACTTCACCTACTGGGCCCCATCTGAATGAACCAACAAAAGCACCTATTGTGCTTGATACTGCTGGTACAACATTTGTCAAATCTATCTCTGAGATTTGAACGCCTGGTGATACTTGAAATGCCATACTTTTACTCCTGTTAATGTAAAAAGTGTTGTTTATTTTAAATCAACATTTTTTTAAAAAGTGTTGTTTACTGTTTTATTTATAACAAATAAAAACTCACCAACACACTGTTATTCTCTTTCAGCTTGTGCGGGGAACCATCTATCCCCTTCTGTATCCACAAAACTTACTTCTTCTGGCCCTTGGGTTGCACCAAAGACTCCAGCAGGTAACATATCATCTTCAATCATCTTTTGTTGTTCTGAATACAATAAGTCCTTTACCGCAGAGTCCGTTAAATGATAAAAGAATTCTGTTGTTACAAACCATGCAAATAATACGCAGTTCATAACCATGTCATCATGATAGCCCTTTGCTGCTTCGTATGATGTCCCTTTATTTATAAAGGTTAAAAGTTCAGTTATTGTGGCCCTATCGACCAACTCTAAACGATTTTCCTCACACAACTCTTTGAGTGTTGAACAACCGATTCTTTTAATCTTACGGTTCATCGTCACTCCGATATCTTCCTGTTTGGTCATCCCCTGTACAAATACATTGGGATATTCAATATCATAATGCAATTGAGTAGCAACCATCCCCCCTTCTGCATTGTTTTCTACGATTACTAATGCTTCGTTATAGGGTCTAACATATTTTGAAATCATGTCGGGTAATAACATCGGAGACAACATATTGTCTCTGAATGTAGCAACTTGTTTAAAGGGTTGTACCGACACATCAAATATACTAAACGTGGAATAGTCAATTCCCCTACCCTTAGATACATCCACTGTACATACATATGAATGACCTTCTATGGGTCTAGTGTATATATTTATGTTATCCTTATTCCAGTCGGGGGTTATTGACCTCATTCCTAACAAACAATTTGAATTGATGAGTGTATTACCTGTTCCTAGGAAACTATTACCATACTCTTGTTCGAATTGAGTCTCGGATGTGTTTGCAATGGTAGACTTCTTCCATGCCTCATCTCTGCCTGGCACATCAAACCAATTAATAAGGAAATGTTTATACTCACTTTCTCTCTGTACTGCACTCTCATATAACTTGTAGAACATATTACCAACACCATTTGCAGTAGATGTGATAATAACCTTCGAGTTCTTACCTGAAGTAACAACAGGATATGTTGATGTATAGAATTCCTCTGCATTCTCTACGAACGCAAACTCATCAAG